GGGTAGTGTAAAAAAATCAAGTGGAACTGACGTTGTTCAAAATGATTTTTATCTTGCAACTGCTGCTGATATTGTTGCTGACCCATCTGCACCAGATGCCTTTGTAAACGGTATCATGGAAGGAAAAGAATGGGTTTGGGAGAACGGTGTTATTAGAGAAGCTCAAATAGCATCATATAAATCCGAAATACAATCAGCAAAAAAGAAACAATTAGAAGAAGTTAAGATTCGTGTATTCGAAAATTTCTTTCAAAAGTTGTAGTTTTATAAATAAAAGTAACGTAAAATCAAAGATACAGGAGATCTCAAATGGACAACAAAACTGAAGAAGTAACTGAAATCGAAAAAGACCTTGATACTGCTATTGCAGAAGAAGAGGCTGTTGTTGAGGAAACTCAAGAAGAAAACATCGATGAGGTTGTAGAAACAGATTCCGAATCTGAAACTGAAGAAGTCACTCTTGACGAAATGGATCATGCAAAAAAGAAAAAAGAAGTGAAAAAAGAAATGGATCATGGTGATGAGGAAGAAGATGAGGAAGAAGATGAAGATGAGGACGAAGTTGAAGAAGGTTCTTACGATAAAGGTAAAAAGAAAATGGTGAAAGCCAGTTACGGAAAGAAAGAATCGAAAAAGGTCACAAAAGAAGACCTAAATGTTGATGAACATATTGATGCTATGCTTTCTGGAGATGACCTATCGGAAGAATTTAAAGATAAAGCAAAAACAATTTTTGAAGCCGCCGTACTTGAAAAAGTAAATGAAATTAAAGAAACTCTTGAGAAAGAGTATGAAAATGATTTCGCAGAGTCTGTTACTGAGATTAGAACAGAACTTTCTGAGAAAGTAGACGAATACTTAACTTATGTTGCCAAAGAATGGTTAGAAGAAAACAAACTCGCTGTCGAAAATGGTCTTAAGTTAGAAATCATGGAAAACTTTATTAAGGGTTTGAAAACTGTATTTACTGAAAACTATATTGAAGTACCAGAATCTAAAGTTGACTTGTACGCAGAGTCAGTAAAAGATCTGGAAGAAAAGAAACAGAATCTAGACGAAGAAATTTCTAAAAATATGGAACTTACTAAGTCTAATCAAGAACTTCAAAGAGAAATCTCCACAAGAGATGTCTGCGAAGGTCTAACTCTTACACAGTCAGAAAAAGTTAGAAGTTTGAGTGAAGGAGTTGATTTTGTTTCGGTTGAAGATTTTGGGGAGAAATTACAGGTAATTAAGGATAATTATTTTCCTACTGAGTCTGTAGTTTCAGTTGTTAATGAGGAGACTGTTGCAGTTGAAGAAACAACTGAAGAGTCAGAATCAAAGACTGCTGTATCTCAAACCGACCCACAAGTAACTGCAATTGCAGCTGCTATGGGTAGATTCAGTAAAAAATAAGTTTTTATAAATAATTACGAAGTTAAGAAAATTAGACAACTTAATTCGACAACACTAAAAGGAGACTAGAGATGTATCAAGATACTCATCTAACAGAAAAACTTCAAGAAAAGTGGAAGCCAGTAATTGAGCATCCTGATCTTCCTGAGATTGGGGATTCGTACAAAAAAGCGGTGACTGCAATTCTTTTAGAAAACCAACAAAAGGCTGCTGCTGAAGACGGTGCAATGCAAAGTCTAACAGAGGCTGCCCCAATTAACGATGTGGATGGTGGAATGTCACCAACCGTAGGTAGTGAAGGAAATATCAAGGGTATGGATCCTGTCCTTATCTCTTTGATAAGACGTTCAATGCCAAACCTAATGGCATATGATGTACTAGGTGTTCAACCTATGACTGGCCCAACTGGACTTATCTTTGCGATGAAGTCACAGTATGGTGACCAAGCAGCTGAAGCACTATTCAATGAAGCAGATACTGACTTCGCTGGTGCTGGAACACACGCTGGTACAGACCCATTTGCTGACTTTAGTATTTCATCAAATGCTGGTTCATATGGTGCCGCTTCCAACTTCACAACTGGTACTGGTGCTGCTACTAATAAAGCAGAAGCACTTGGTGACGGTTCTGTTGCTGGAATGGGAACAGGTGGACACTTCAACCAAATGTCATTCTCAATCGAAAGAGTGACAGTAACTGCCAAATCACGTGCCCTAAAAGCTGAGTACACTCAAGAACTCGCACAAGACTTAAAAGCTGTGCATGGACTTGACGCAGAAGCTGAACTCTCTAACATTCTTTCTACAGAAATTATGGCAGAGATTAACAGAGAAGTTCTTAGAACTATCTATGCAGCTGCGAAGCCTGGTGCTCAAAGTAACGTAACTGATACTGGTGTTTTTGACCTTGCAACCGACTCAGACGGAAGATGGTCTGTCGAAAGATATAAAGGTCTAATGTATCAAGTCGAGAGAGAAGCTAACGCAATCGCAAAAGAAACTCGTAGAGGAAAAGGTAACATGATTATCTGTTCTTCAGATGTTGCTTCTGCACTTGCAATGAGTGGACAACTTGACTACAACCCACAAATGCAAACTAATCTAAATGTTGACGATACTGGACAAACTTTTGCTGGTGTTCTTAACGGACGTATTAGAGTGTATGTAGACCCATATTTCGCAGTAGGTGCTGCTGGATATGAACTACTTGTTGTAGGATACAAAGGTTCTTCACCTTATGACGCTGGTATGTTCTATTGCCCATATGTACCACTACAAATGGTTCGTGCAGTAGGTGAGAATACTTTCCAACCAAAAATTGGATTTAAAACTCGCTACGGTATCGTAACAAACCCATTTGCTGGTTCATCTGCTCACGCTAACCAGTACTACAGAATAGTCGC